ACGAAGAAATCGAAGTCATCGCCTATCATGTTCGCGAGAGATAGAGCCAAGGCTTCCCTCCCGGTTTGCAATATCGTGTTCCTAAATTCTATGACTTCCTTTGCTCCGTCGATGCGCTCCACGATTGCTTGCACATCGCCTCTACACTTCATTCTTTCTTCGTTCATGGTTCCTCTCTGTATTCTATCTGGAATTCTATATTTTCGTTCTGTCCCACCACGTCCACCCTTTCGCCCGAGTTGGCCGAGTTAAGCATGGTCAAGGTTCCTGCCAAGGCGTTGTCTTGGGAAACCTTAATGGTGCCTTTTCCGGATCTGTCTATGAACTCAAAACTATTGCCAGGGACGGATGGAATCTGCCTTTCGGCCACCGAAAGGCTGCGTTTCGAGAACTTGTAGATCGAGAAGGTGGCATTTTGGCCGCTCAAGGTAAAACTCTCCATGGGTCCGTTAAGGGTCAATGTAGAGCCATCTATCTCCGCAATAGAATAGTATTTTTGATCAAATAACACCAAGAAGTTTTCCTTTATGTTATCCGACCTTATGTTGTCCGGGTTTTTGTTGGCCCCATTGGATATTGAAAGATCTTTTTCCATGTCAGATTCGGCGTCTAGCACAATTCCCTCATATCCGAACTGCCCCACCTTGTTCTCCATTATCCTTCTGTAGATCTTGATATTTTCGCCCCCGACCGATCCTTCGTTGTATCCCTCTATGTAAAATCCATTTTCGACCCCCGTCTTGAACGACTTTATTTTGTATCTTCTGGTTGTGGATGGCCATCCAATGTAGACATAGTCCCCTATTTCTAGAGTTCCCCTCATATTCACGTCGGGATAGTTAATTTCTACAAGTCCATAATTCGTAGTGGTTTTTGTGCCCGAAACGGAACTTTTAACAACTTTGGTTCCGTCACTGAGTTCCCAGCCAGATATCGGACTTATGGAAGACCCTCCGTCGAGAAGCAAAGATCCGTCCGGCATTACGTTCTGAACCGCGTACTCCTTGTCTTGATGTCTGAAGGCCCAGACCGAAGATGTAGAAAGGCCTTGGTCTACGTCGTGCTGGGTCGTTATCCCGAGCATCCAGAAGTCCGCATCTTCATCGCTGAACGTGATCCGATTGGATTGTGTTATGTCCACGTTCAAATCGGCGATTTTGTTGGATATTCTGTATTCAAATAACGGGCCTACGGACATATCGTCTACCGTCCCGTAAATTTCGGCGGAATTTTTGCTGAAATCAGAAATCGTATAGTTCTTGACAGTGTTTCCGAGCACTTCCAGAAGATTTTCGCTCTCGAAAGGATCCAAATCAGGATATTGCGTATTTATGTTGTTGGCTTCAAACACTTGAGTCTTGTTCTTAAATGACGGATTGTTCAAGTCGTCCTCTGTACTAATCCCGGAGGGCTGCAAGACGACTCTCTTGTTGCGCATGATCCCGGATGCGTTCGTAATCGCTATCGTCATGTCAGCCAGCGCATTCCTCTTTACGTTCTGCATCTCTCTACGATCCATGTCTCTATTGAACACATGTTGGCCCTCTCCCGCGAGAAGCACGTCCTCCGCTGCATAGGTGACCAAAGCTTCTATTTTTTCTTCGTTTGGCTTAACGAACTCGTTCACGGATCCGGAAAAGTTAAATGAATGTACGACGGCGTGCATGGGCATGAATTCTTCGGACACCCTTCTTGCTTCTTGGAGGCTTTCGTCGGACAGACTCTCTACTTCTAGGTCCAGGCTGTACTTGCTGCTTTGACACTGTCCGCAAGGATCCATAAACTCTTTATCTATGTCGCAAGGATCCATGCTGTCTCGTTTGGACCCGTTGTACTCGTCCATATTGTAAGCGTTTTCGCTGTACGGGAACTCCGTCCTGATTCTTCCCCATACGATCGGGTCTGCGAGCGGATGTCTTACTGGAATTAGAAGATCAAAAAGATCGTCGTCCTCTTCGATCAAACGCGTATTCCAATTCTTCGGAGGATAAACTTGTTTCCTTTCGTCTCTGTCGTCCATTAGGGGCAACTGCCTAATGTACTCTTCTATGTTCCGCTCGCCCGATGGAATTTGTCGAGTCTTGTACGATACCCGTATTGAATCGCCCTCTTGGAGTTGATCCCCAATCCAAGTCATTTGTCCATTTGAAAATGTCACATACAACTCGCTCCAGCCCGCGGGCGCAACATCCGGTTTGAGATTCTCCCACTCAGACCCAGCCTTTCTTATCCATAGTCCGAAGTCCGAGTCGCCTTCCGGAGTGATTCCCAAATCGAGAACGATATTCCTTGAAAGGTTGAACACATTTGATCCAGAGTAGTCAAAGTGCTCTTGGAATGTGTATTTTGAAACTATCTGCCACAACTTGGTGATTTTTAAAAATTTCATGCCCGCGTCCGAAAAAGCTTCCTTAAGCCCCACCACACTCCCCTTCTTCTTGAAGTTTGGAATGGCTTTCTTTATCTGCCTTCTCCACAACGTGGGATCACTTGATTTCAAGTTCAAGTTGAACATGTTCGCCAGCAAGGGAAGTAGTTGTTCGTGTGTCGCGTTGGAATCCAAGAGGTCTATTATCTGGTTCGCCATGTTTTCCAAAGAAGTGAACCCGGCCGCCACGGCGCCGTTCAAGCCACGCATCACCTTTGGCGTAATATCCGTATCCGATATTGCCGTACTGAACATATCTGGGGTGTACCGATCAAGAAGCGTCTCGTACTTGTTCGGATTTGTGAAGTGGGTGGGCATACTGGTCGTCACCAAAGTGCTGCCATCCAATGAAAAGAACATATGGGCGGAAACAATATCCCCCGCTAGGTTGGGCATCCAAGACCAACATATGAAATAGTCCCCTTCCCTGTGCCCGTTCGTATCCCATTCTAAAACAAACTTGCCCTCTACAATTTCGTTTTCACTTTCGTACGGAACGAGTATGTTGTCACTCTCTGTCTTGGTCTTTAATTCATTCGGAACCATTTGCGGATTTAACCACGCCGGAAACAGTTCGTTGGTTTCTGGATCCGTGTATCCTCCGAAAACCTTTGCCGCGACAGCCTCCTTGTAAAAGAACTGAGATGTTGTCTTGGAGTTGTCCAGTCTGGCTTTTAAGAATTTAAGCCTTTCCAACGAATTTTCTGTTGGGGCTTCCACCGGATCCAACGGGGATGAGAACCTTAAGAAATTCAAAGAAGAAGAGCCTAAAACGACATTCGCAGAATCAAGAACCCATCCCGTGCTTATGTTCGCTATTCCTTCATCCACGAACGCATACATTCCGTTCGTCACTTTGTCCGTGCTATTTGCATCCTCAGATCTTGCCCAAGAACCATTCATTACTACATATATGCCGTTTGCTCTTTTATCGGATTGATCCTTGACAAGAACTCTATCGCCCTCCACTAAGCCTATGCCGTCTATAGTTTGCTCGCCGAAAAGGGCGATCTCTTCAGTCGTTGAGACGCGAACATTTTTTTTGGTCTTAGAGCAGATGTGTCGCTTCAAGGTTTCATACTGTTCCTTGAGGCTGGCGTCCACCGTCTCATTTTGGTATTCGGTTGCCGTAGGATCAGTGAACTCCCTGTTTACGAAGTATATGGTAGCATTGGTTATTTTGTAAGGTGTACGTAGACACCCATCGCCGTCTTTCGTTTCTAGCACGAACCTTACTCGGTCGGAAACTTTTATGTTTTCTTCGCCTGCTGTTTTAGTCATTCATCCTCATTCGTACATGAAAGCCACTTCTATGGATCCGGGCCGTATTATCTCAAAGAACTTCGTAGATACCGAAGATCCCGAATTGTCTGCGTAGTCTGTCGTGAAAACTATCTCGAATCCCTCTGCTTGCTTTACCGAAGACAAACTCTTGATTAGATCGTTATCTCTCAATCCTTGTCCGAACTCCCAGTTCTGCAGGTTAAAGAAATTATTCACGCTGTTTTCTATGTTTGTTCTTATTTCTTGCTCAAATTTTCTGTTTATTTTAGAAAGAGTAACCTCTACTGACACATCGGTCTCTATGATTTGGCCGTCTTTTATGCAGATATAGTCCGTTATCATCTTCTTCGACTCTAGCAGATCTGCAAGGCCTCTCTTAAGGCTGTCGCCTGCCTCTTGCAGACCAGAATTTCCGTTCCTTGCTAAAACGTA